GGAAGCCCCGCAGCAGCATTTGCCGCGCCTCTTTCTCAGTCGCGGCGAGGCGTTGGAGGGACTCAGTCAGTTCGCGTTCTCACAATTGGCACCATGGTGGGAAAGTTGGTCTGACCAGCTGAGGTTTCATCGCCCAGCCCCAATGTTCATGCGTGGCGATGACGGCTTGGTTGCCATCGCCGCCGCCCCGCCACCGCTGCCCAATATGGCTTGGCCGGCGCCGGATGCGTGGCCGCATCCTCGCCCCGAGCGCGTTGGCGCTGTCATGCGCGGGCATGATGGCATCGAGGCCAAAATCATCGTGCCGCAGCCCTATGGTTGGGAAGTGCAACCCGTCCAACCGCCGCATTTTGGCAGGGAGCGCGGCGCGCCGCTGATCCGTGGCCACGACGGCGTCGACGCCCCGCTGGTACTGGTCCCCGCGCCGATCACGTTCTGGCCGTCACCGGATGTCTTTCCGCGGATGCGCCCGGAGCGAGCCGGTGCCATTGCGCGCGGCGACGATGGCGCCTACCAGCGACTGATTAGCCCCTTCCCGGAAGGATGGGCCATCGCGCCGTTTCAGCCACCGCATTTCGGTCGCGAGCGCGCCTCCCCGCTGATCAGAGGCGACGACGGCATCCAGTTGCCGATGCCTTTCGTGACTCCTCCGTTTGTTGAAACAACGCCGCCGCTCGCGCGCGTCAAGATATTTACCGGCGGGGCGATTGCCCGCGGCGACGATGGGCTCACCACGCTCGTGTCGTTCCTGCCAATGGGCTGGGAAGTCCAGCCCGTCCAACCGCCCACACTGCGGACATGGCAACGTGGAGCCTTCCTGCGCGGGGATGAGGGCATCTATGGCGCCATCGCGCTTGGTATTCTGCCGGTGGGGTGGGAGCCGGTCCTGCACCACATACGCTGGCCGCGCGTGCAGCTCGGCGGCGCACTCATGCGCGGCGATGACGGCATCTACGCGCTCTACATCCCGCCGACGCCGACCCCAAGCATCCCTACGATCCCCGCCGGCACCAATACTTATCTGGAACGCAACTGGCTGGTCTCTGCGCTGCCGCCGCCAACGTTGTCTGGATGGCGCGCCTACGTGCTCGACAGCACCGTGCCCATCCAGACTGGCCTCGGGCTCGCCCCCGTTGGAGGTGGCACGCACGTCGTTCCGGTGTATACCAACGAGATTCCGATCTGGATTATCGGGTGAGGCATGACCTCGACAGGCACAACGGCGTTCAACCCGGCCGCGTCGGACCTCGTCCTTAACGCGTTTTCCAAGTGCGGCCTCTCCAGCGCAGTGCTCACCGCCGAGCATCTGCAGCGCGCCTACATCGAGTCGAACCTGCTCAACATCGAGTTCTCCAACCGCGGCGTGAACCTGTGGAAGTCCGAGACCATCCAGGTCCCGCCCGCAGCAACGCTGACACCGGGCACGCAGACCTACGTGATGCCGGCGACGACGATCGCGGTCATCATCGTCTACATCGAAACTCTGAGCGGCCAGAACACGACCGATCGCATCCTTGGGCCGCTCTCGACCTACGAATATCAGGCGATGCCCAACAAGCTCAAACAGGGCCCACCGACCTCGTTCTGGTTCGACCGCCAGATCACGCCAAGCTTGACGTTTTGGCCCGTGCCCGATGCTGGAGGGCCCTACACAGCGTTATGTCGCGTGCTGCAACAAATCCAGGACACCTCGCTCGCCGGAGGCGCGACGCTCGATCTGCCATGGCGCTTCCTCGCCGCCTACGAGGCCGGGCTTGCATTCAAACTTGCTATGCATTTTGCTCCGCAGCGCGCCGGGCAGCGCTCGCGCCGCGGCCTTCCGGCGACCGGGCTCGCCTGCGAATACGAGGTGGCCTGGGAAGATGCCACGACGCGAGGCGCCGAAACTGTCAACATCACGATCATGCCGAACATCGGGCGCTATTACAGATGAGCTGGCGACCGCATCCCCGAGGAGCGGATGTTGACCCGTCACACCCGCGCGCCTGGGGGACGTGCCAGCGCTGCAATATGATTTTTAACTTGCACAAGCTCGACTGGCAGTGGGACTGGGCCGGTCTCGTCATGATCAACAAACAGTTGCTCGTGTGTCCGCAATGTCTCGATAAGCCCTCCGAGGCGGCCAGACGCGCAATCATTCTGCCGCCCGATCCGGACCCGCTGTTCAATGCGCGGCCCGAGCCCTATTCGATCGACGAAGGGCTGATTGCGTCCTTCACAGCTTCGATCGCGCCCGATCCCCACCGCAGCGACCGCGGCATCATGACAGTGACCAATATTACGTCAGGCTCCGTCAGCACCGGAGCCATGATTACCAGCGGCGCCGCCTCCGGCACCCTGATCCTCGACCAGCTCTCGGGACTGCCTCCGGGGGCGGCCGGAACCTACGGCGTGTCGCCGTCGCAGACGGCGGCCTCGACGCTGATGACAACGGATTGAACTATGTCTCTGACATACACGACATGGCTCGCCCAGGCCGCCAACCTCGCCGGCACCTCGACGACCAATCCCTATCTCGTCACCGAACTGCCGGGCGCGATCGACTACGCCGAACTCCGCATTTACCGCGACCTCGATCTCCTCGCGACGCGCCAGACCGACCAATCGCAGACCTGCGTGCCCAGCCAGCGCAAGCTCAACGTGCCAGCGGCCTTTGTCGTGGTCGAGGGCATCAACATCATCACGCCGGCCGGAGCCGCCGCTGACAGCGGCACGCGCAACCAGCTCCTGCCCACATCAGTGGAGTTTCTCGATTTCTGCTGGCCATCGAGCGCGGGCGCGACACTGCCGGCCAAGTTCGCGCGGCTGAGCCAATCCCTGTTTCTGCTCGGGCCGTGGCCTGACCAAAGCTACGCCGTCGAGATCATCGGAACGCAGCGGCCAACCCCGCTCTCGGCCGGCAACCCGACGACGTTCCTCTCGACCAACATTCCCGATCTGTTTCTGGCGGCGACGATGATTCACATTTCAGCCTACCAGAAGAACTTCGGCGCCCAGGCCGATGATCCGCGCATGGCCCAGTCGTGGGAATCCCAGTACGGCCTATTGCTCGCTTCGGCCGACGCCGAGGAGCTGCGCAAGCGCTACCGCGGCACAATCGCGCTGCCGGCGCCTCCGGGCATGGACAAGCGGCCGTCAGGGCCTGATGCGATGAGGGGTGGTTGATGGCCTTCGAGACTGTCCGCCTGATCCCTGGCTTCGACTTCGATAAGTCGCCGATCTTGAACGAAACCGGCATCTCTGACGGCCAATTCATCCGCTGGCGCCAGGGCCTGCCGGAGAAAATGGGCGGCTGGGTCAAGTACTATCCTAACGTCATCGGCCCGTTTGGCAATATTCCGCGCGCCTTGCTGCCGTGGCAGGACCTCAACATGAACCGCCGCTTGGCCGTCGGCGGAACCAGCTCGCTGCAGATCATCACCGCTGGAATGATCCAGGATATCACGCCGCAGCAAACTGTCACCAATACCGGGCCAAACTTCTCGACGACGATCAACAGCCCCACCGTCACCATTATCGATGTGAACATCACCAATCCGTCCACTACCTATTCCGTGTTCATCCAAACGCCAGTGTCGGTGGGCGGCATCGTTCTGTTCGGCGTCTACCCAATCATCAATGTCATCGGCGCGAACACTTATCAGATCACGGCTGCCACCAACGCCACAGCGACCGCGGCACCGTCCGGCAACGTTCCGGTTTTCACGACGACAAGCGGCTCGGCGACGATCGGCGTGTCGCTCGCAAATCATGGCCTTTCTGCAGGCCAAATATTTCCTGTCTTGGTTCCGACCACTGTTGGCGGCGTGACGATTTCGGGCAATTACATTGTCCAAGTGCCTGTCTCGGCCGCCGGGTTTTTTATTACAGCCAACACGCTTGCGACCTCCACGAGCGCCGCGACAGTGACGGGCGCTTTTGTGCAATCCGGCGGCTCTGGGGGCCCCCCTGGCGCAGTGACGCTGACGGTCGTCGGCGGCATCGGAACAGCAGCGACGCTCACCGGTACGATCTCCGCAGGCGGCGTGCTTACGGGCGCCCTTACGGTCGCGACCCCCGGCAGCTACTCGATTTTCCCACCGAGCCCAGCTGCGGTGACAGACGGCTCCTTGTCGGGGGCAACAGTCAATCTCGTGCCGGACGCGGCGAATAGCGAAAACAGCGGCAACGTTCTCACGACGTATTACATAGCGTTCAGCCCGCAACCTCCATTTTCCGGCTGGGGGATCGGCGGCTGGGGAATAGGAGGATGGGGTAACGGTTCTAGTCCACCGACAGGCACCGGAACGCCGGTTGCCGCCACAGATTGGTCGCTAGTGAACTTCGGCGAAATACTATTGGCTTGTCCTGCCGGCGACGGCATCTATCAATGGGGACCAGAATCGGCATTCCTGCAAGCGCAGCTCGTTCCCCAGGCACCGGTCGTCGCTGACGGCATTGAAATGGCGATGCCGCAGCAAATTCTTATCGCATGGGGCGTGCCGCCCAGCGATCCGACCGACCCTCTTAATAATGGCATCCCAAACGCCCTGCGCATGCGATGGAGTGACGCCGGCAATTTCACCGTTTGGAAGCCGACCGCGACCAACTTTGCTGGCGGCTTCAATATGCCTCGCGGCAACGCGATCATACGCGTGATGCAAGCGCCAAACCAACTCCTGGCCTGGACCGACCTCGCAGTGTGGTCAGGCATGTACGTTGGTCTCGCCACAATCGGCCAGCCGGTCTTCGATTGGAATGTGATCATGGAGGGCTGCGGGCTGGTCGGCCGCAAGGCCTGCGGCGCGCTCGGTACGACGACATATTGGATGAGCCAAAACCAATTTTTCGCTATGCCAGTCGGCGGTGTGCCGGTCGTTCTGCCGTGCAACGTGCGTGATTTCGTCTTTCAAAACCTCGACCGCAACAACCTCGCCAAGGTCAGATTTTTCTCCAATGCGCAGTGGAACGAGATCGGCTGGTATTTCCCAAGTAGGAGTGGTGGTACCGGCGAGAACGATTCCTACGTTAAATTCAACGTCGTCGAGCGCGAATGGGACAAGGGGCCGATGGGCCGCTCGGCCTGGACAGATCAATCAATCCTCGGCAATCCGCTCGGTGGCGCGACTTCTGGATTGGTTTACCAACACGAAGTTGGCTACGACATGGACGGGATCGCTATGAACGCAGTCATTGTCACGGGCGCATTTGCCCTCGGCAAGGGCGAGGACTTCCAGCTCGTGGATTACGTCGTGCCCGATATGTTATGGGGACAGCGTGGCGGTTCCCAAAACGCCAATATCATTTTCACGCTTACTGGCGAGGAGTTTCCAAACGATCCTTCGCCAAACGTGCAGGGACCGTTCACCGTGACGAAGCTCACCCAGTTCTTCGAGCCGCGGCTGCGCTCGCGTGATATGACGTTGCGCATCGAGAGCCAAGACATCGGCACCTTCTGGCGCTTCGGCATGACACGCTACAGGACAAGGCCAGATGGACGTAATCCTTAGCCGACGCGGCTTCCTGCGTGGTCTGTTCGCCGCCCCAGCGGTAATCGCCGCGCAGCGGTTGATGCCGCTGCGCGGGATCATCATGCCAACGGATGAGGACATGCTGCTGGTGCAGGAGCGTATCGCCCCTGGGTTGATCGATGTGGACGCGGTCAGAAACCTGCTGCTGCCTGAGCTGTTCGATGTCCGCGATGTCCGAGGAGCGTATGAAATGATCCCGCGCCAATGGGAGAAGATGTTCCGCGATGAGTATGACGCGACGAGGGCGGACGGAAGAAATCCATGAGTACGCAGGACGCAGGCGGCCCGGCTTCGTCGTCGGCGATAATCAATATTGGCCGCAATCTGGTTACGGCGGTCAATGGCTTATCGCAGGCATTTATAACCGGTGCCCCCACCATCGGCGATAGCGCACACGATGGCACCACTTACGGCCGTATTAATGGCCTGTGGGGGCGCGTTGTAAACATTGCCGGCGACACCATGACCGGCGTCTTGGCCCTCGTCGGTACCTCGACCAACGACAATGCTGCAGCCGGTCAGGTCGGCGAGCTTGTCCAAGCGAACCTCGCCTACGGGTCCGGTCCCCCGCTCACCAGCGGCACCAGTGTCAACGCTACCTCGATTTCGCTGACGGCGGGCGACTGGGAAGTGTCGGGCGCTGTGGTGTTCACCGCCGCCGGCACGACGACAATTAACAGTCTTCAATGCTGCATCACCACAACATCGGCTACGATAGTCACAACGGATATTTCAGCATTCGGCGACTTTAGCTTAGGCAACACGGTGGCCATGTCCGCGGGCGGCGGCGGTTCTATCGTGCGCTGCGGGCCGACGCGGCTGTCGCTGGCGTCGACAACAACGGTCTTTCTCGTAGCCCTGGCAACGTTCGGCACCAGCACCTGTCAGCTTTTTGGTTGGAACCTTCGTGCGCGCCGGGTGCGCTAACAGTCCGTCTTGAGACTTCACTCGCTGTCGTCTAGTCTTGCGATTGAGATTAGCTCAAAATGATCGAGAAAATCACAGCGAGTGCTAATGAGGCCATTGCGGCCCTCAAGGGTTCGCCGATGCTGCTGACTCTTGTTCTGTTCCAATTCGCCTTACTTGGTGCCGTCATATGGATCAGTCATGAGCAAAGCGGCTACGAGCACCGGCAGTTTGAGCTGCTCCTAGCGCAATGCAAAGGGGGCTGACATGGCATACCCGGTCAAACCGCGCGTCGTGGACTTGAGCCATTGGGACCCTGCATCGAATTATGACGCTGTCAAACTCGATGGCATCGTCGGATGCATTTACAAAGCTACGGAGGGCTCTGGCTATACCGACCCGACCTATGTGCAGCAGCAAAAGGCAGCAAAGGCGGCCGGTCTCAAATGGGGTGCGTATCATTTCGCCACCGCGGCCTCGACATCGGCGCAGATCGATAATTTCATGCGCTATGCCTGTCCTGACCCTGATGAATTGTTCTGTCTCGATTGGGAGGACTATGGTTCCAACACCATGAGCCTGTCGGCCGTAAAAGAGTGGATGGCAGAGGTCGAGCAGCAACTCGGGCGCGAAGGTCAATGCGTTTTGTATTCGGGAAACACTGCCAAAGAAGCCCTCGGCAGCAAGATCGATCCATGGCTCGGCAAACGCCGTCTGTGGCTGTGCCAGTACGGACCGGAACCGAAGTGGCAGACGAGTTGGGACAGTTTTTGGCTGTGGCAGTTCACAGACGGCATCGTTGGGCCAGAGCCACACGAGATAAATGGCATCGGGCCATGCGATATTAATAGCTATGATCACGGTGTCGAACAGTTAGTTGCCGAGTGGGCAACCGGTAACGCAGCGCAGCCACCAATAGCTGCAGCACCTAATGAGGTCTCGATCGTGGTCGAGGCCCCTCCTGGCGTGACAGTCAAGGTTCGTGTGCTGGGGCCGGATATTTCGGACAGTAAGTTGAGCGAAAAAGAAGGGCTATGAGTTATGCCACTCGTCCACTCCAGTAGCCAGCCCGCGTTCAAGCAGAACGTCAAAACGCTGATGGGCGAGATCGGCGAAAGCCCGCACGTCAAATCGCAGAAGCAGGCCTTGGCTATCGCCTACGCCACGCAGCGCCGGGCCGGCCGCGCCTTCGGCGGACCTAACCCAGGCATGGGCGGCATGATGCCCTGGTTTGCCAGACGCGAGGCCTCCGGCATGATGCACACCGGGCCGATCATGTCGGGCGTCGCCGGGCGCACCGACCACGTTGCGCTCAATGTGCCTTCCGGTTCCTACGTGCTGCCGGCCGATCATGTCTCGCACCTCGGCCAGAACAACACGATGGCCGGCTTCACCCGCCTCAACAACATGTTCTCGTCCGGCCCGTTCGGCACCGCACTGCCGAAGATGGGCCACGGCGCCGGGCTGCCGCGAGCCCCAAGCGCTCCCAAAACCGTGGGGTTTTGGGCGGGCGGTGCACCGATTGTGCTGTTTACAGGCGGCGTTCCGCATGAGCGCGACGACGATAACTACAATCCCGTGGAAATCATGGGAGCCGGAGGGGAGTACGTAATCCACCCGGGGACCGTTAAAGAGATCGGCCACGGCTCGATCAAGGAAGGACACCGCATCCTCGACGCCTGGGTGCTCAACGTGCGTAAAGCGCACAAGCAGCAGCTCGCCAAGCTGCCTGGGCCGGCGCAATGATGACCACCCTTGGCGTCATCGGCTGCGTGGCGCTCGTCGGCATAACGCTGTATTTGCTCTGGGCGATCACTTGGGGCTTCGGAGGCTATCAATGAGTGAATCGACTATCCGTCTCGCGACACCAGCCGACGAGCCGGAAGTCATGGTGCTGTGCCGTGAGCTGCATACCGAGAACGGCATCTTCTCGATGGATGAGGCGCGCACGCGCGAGTGGATCGCCAAAGCACTCCAGAAGAAAGGCGGCATCATCGCCCTTATCGGCCCTCCCGGCGCCATAGAGGCGATCGGATTCTTGATGATCACTTGCTATGAATATTCGACCGACTTTTTCCTCTCCGAACAATTCAACTATGTCCGGCCGGCATTCCGCAAGATCGGTCACGGCCGTCACTTGCGAGCCCTCGTCGAATGGGCAAAACAATGCGCCGACGAACTCAAGCTTACGCTGTTAATCGGTGTGATCAGCTCGCAGCGCACGGAAGCCAAGGTGCGCCTTTATCGCAAGATACTCGGCGAGCCAGCGGGCGCGTGGTTCGTCTATCCGCGGCCCAAGGACGTGGTGTCATGGAAAGTGTCGATCTCCGACAGCGAACGCGACAAGTTGTGGTATGACGAAGACCGAGTCGTCCATGGCCCGACCGGCATGACAGAACGCTTCAAGCATGATCTAGATCGCTTCGCCGCCGTCAAACGGCTCCTCGATCGTGTGGAGGCAGCGAAACAAGCGGGCCACTACGAGCAGATGATTGAACGCAGCCGGGCCATCCGCGCCGAGTTCGACCGCTTCAATGGTCACCCCGCCGACAAGCAGCGGGCGTTAGAAAGAGCGTAAAAGAGAATTTAATCCATGTGCGGCGGCACCAAAGGTCAATCCCAAGCAACGACGACCACCGGCCCGCCGCCGGCTCTGATGAATGACTATAATTCGCTCATCAGTCGCGCCCAGAACGTCGCCTCAAATCCCTGGCAGGCTTATCCCGGCGGCGCGCCGATCGCGCCGTTCTCGCCGGCCCAGCAAACCGCATTTCAAACGGTCAATCAGGCCCAAGGTGCCGCTCAGCCCTACATCAACCAAGCGACGCTGTCGGCGCTGGCAGGGGCGTCGCCGATTTCAGCCGGCGCGATCACGAACTACCTCAATCCGTTTCAACAGGATGTTACCCAGGCGACGATGGGCAACCTGCAAGAACTCAACGCCGAGCAGCAGGCGCAACTGCTTGGAGGAACTTTGCAAGGCGGCGGTCTGTTCAACGATCGCACAGGCGTTGCCCAGGCCGAACTCGCGCGCCAGCAAGCCCTCTCCGAAGCGCCGACGCTCGCCGGCCTCAACGTCCAAAATTACAATCAGGCTCTAAACGCCGCTCAACAAGACGCGCAACGCGCGGCAATGGGCGCGTTTACCTTCGGCCAACTCGGCCAGGAGGAACTCTCCACCATCCTCCAAGGTGCCAGCGCCCAGCTCGGAACCGGTGGGCTCCAGCAGCAGCAGGCCCAGGCGCCACTGGCATGGAATTACGGCCAGTGGCAACAGCAGCAGGCGTTCCCCTACCAGCAGACAGGCTGGCTGGCGGGCATCGAGACCGGCGTCGGCTCGAACATGGGCGGCACCGCAACGACGACGGCGACGCAGGCCCAGCCCAACCCGTGGAACACGGCCGTCGGCGCTGGGCTCTATGGGCTCAACAACTGGGGCAATATCGGCTCAGCGCTCGGCACCATCGGCGGCGATATCACGCAAGGCCTCGGGTACGTAGCGCCATACCTCGGCTTCGAGCGTGGCGGCGCCGTCACGGGCTACGCCGATGGCGGCGGCCCGATTTCGGGCGGCGGCCCGATTTCGCCGCTGCCCTGGGCAGGAACATTCGGCTACGTGCCGGCCTACCCGATCGCCCACGGCCGCGGCGTGCCGGCGCCGCCCTATATGCCTGGAAGCGTTACGGACCCGCTCTCAACCCTACGCGGCTTGCAGCGGCTTGGGGGTGGGAGCGGCAAGAGCCCGGCCGGCTCAGCGACGGGCCCCGACACATCGTCCTCGCCGGCCGGGACGTTTGACGATACCGCTTGGTCAAGAGGTGTAGGCGTCAATCAAACGTGGTCGCCCGAAACGATGGGGTTGAGCGGCCTGACCGACATGAATCGCGGCGGCCGCGTCGGCTTCGCCGATGGCGGCGCACCCGACCTTTCCGGCATCAGCGACGAGAACCTCGCCCGGCTGCGCCAGGCGGCTAATCCCTGGCTCGGCATCACGGCGCCGAACCTGCAGCGCTATCTCGCGACGCCAACCCCGCCGCCTCAGATTAGGCCAAACGTCGCCGGCAAAGTGCCGGGACCAAATTACAATCCCAACCTTGCGCCCGCGATAGGAGACTTCGCCAACGCCGCCTTGATGTCGATCCCATTCGGCGGCGCAGAAGGACTGGGCCTCGGTGCCGCGGAGCGCGCAGCGCCGGCCTTTGCACGGGAAACCGGGCAGGCGATGGGAACGCTCGGCGACGTGGGCGTGATGGGAGCGACATCTTCGCCGTGGTCGTCGGCCCGGGCTGCCCCGGACGAGACCGCCCAACGCGCTGCACTCGAAAAGGCGCTCGGCCCGCGTCCGGCTAACCTCGATGTCCTCGATCAATTTGGCCCACGACCAACGTCCACGGCCGATGAGGAGGCGCAGATCGCCAGACTGCGCGCCCAACTCGGGCCTATCACGGACAAGCGCGCCAAGGCCATCGTCGCCGCCCAGAAGCAGGCTTCCCCTGGTCCGAAGGCGCAAGCAGCTGCAGCGGCAACGGCCGGAGCGCCGTTCGACGATCAGACCAAGCCGATCAACGCCCAGATCGCGACGATCATGGCGCAGGCAACCGGTCGGCAAAAGGGCTATGACGATAGGGTCGAGGCCGCCCAGGGCGACACCTCCCGGCGTCAGCAGGCGTGGGATGCCCAAGCCGATGACTGGCTCGCTCAAAACGCTCCGTTCGGAACGCGCCATCCGGGGTTGACCGCCGCCGGGCGTGGAACTCCCCCGCTGTCGACACTCGGTGGGTACGTCATGGGCCGCGTCGGTGGCCCAGGCCATCGGTTGGCCAATTATGCAGGCGCCATGGGCGGCGGTGCGCTCGAAGGCGCGCTCGGAGCCTACGCCCCAACTTACATGGACCTCGCCATGCCGGAAGGGTCCCCGGCGCGTGCCGCCGCTGACCGCGCCAATATGGACCCACAGTTCTGGGCCGGCACCGTCTTGCCGGAGGCAGGTTTTGGCGCCGGTCTGGGCGCGATCGGCGCCAAATACGGCATGCTGCGCTCCCAGGCGATCGAAGCCAAACAAGCCGCCGCGGCGCTGCGCTCGCAAATCCCGCCCACAGGACCGCCGGCCGCCGCCCCAGCGGCTGCCGCCGCAGTACCGAAATGGCCGACCGATCCTGACGCCATCGAGGCGCTGCGGGCCCAAATGGTCCGCAACAAGGCGGGCAATTGGTACATTCCCGGCAGGGGCTTTGTGCCGAAAACTCTGTGGCCGCAACAAGTCCCCATCGCCCAGTCCATCCCGCCGACGTTGCACGGCCCGGAATTCCGGAAAGGCGGCGGCGTCGACGGCGCGCTTGAGATCGCCAGACGGGCGATCGGCCGGCGACGCGGCTACCAGGCCGGCGGCGGTCCAGACGACTCCTTCTCCGACCGATACGCCCAGGCGCCTGCCTCTTTTGCGGACAGATACCCGCCACGCGCGCCAGGAGCTCCGTGGGAAGGTTTGCAGGAGGGGATCATAGACTTGCCCCGCCCCGCCGATCGCGCACCAGCGCCCTCGCTACGCGGGAATTTCGGCACTCTGCCGTGGCCTGGATCGTCGAGCGATCGGTTCGCCGGCATCCAGATGCCCGGCACTGCCGGAAGAGGCCTCAGCGACGCCGTCTATCGGCCCGACGAAGCCCCGGCGAGCTTCGTTCCGGTGCGCAAGGACCAGGCCAACATGACCGCGGCGGAACTCGCGGCCTCGGACCCGTCGATATTCGCGCCGGGCGTCGCGGAGGCAATCCTGTCCGTGCGGCCCGGCGGCACAATGTCCAAAGAGGCCTGGGACAAATATGAGGCCAGCAGCCCGCTGGGGCCGGCAAGTCGTGGAATAATGGCCAGCAATACGCCGGCATCATTCAATCCCGGTGCCCAGGCGCAACCGGTACCGCCCACCCTCGGCAACGTCCAGCCAATGCCGGGGCGCGACCAGCCGCTGGCCAGCAATCTGTTCGGCCTCTCCCCGCGCGGCAAGGATGCCATGGACACCTTCGCGCTCGGCCTCATGGCAAGCCGCTCGCCCTGGTTCGGCGAGGCGGTCGGCCAAGCTGGCCTTGGCGCCATGGGCGAGTACCGGGAGGCCGGGCGCTACGCCGAGCAGCAGGAAGCGGCGCGCGAGAAAATGAAGCTCTCGCAGGAACAGGTCGACGCCCGCGTGCAACAGCTCAACCAAGCCGCGGAACGCGCTGACCGAATGGAGAACCTAGCGACCGGAAAAGAAGCGCGCGAACGCGAGAAATTCGAATACGAAAAGAAAACCAGACCCTATCAGATAACGCCGGAAGGCGTTGTGCCGACCCCTGGTGGCCCGGCCGACCCCGTCGCGGCTGAAAGGTTGGCCAAAGCCAAGGCGGCCGGAGCTACCGCAGGCAAGACCGGGCTCGATGCCGACCAGCCAACCCCAGCATGGATGGAAATTGCCGCGCGTCGGTTCATCCGCGGCGATGCTGCATCGTTGACGGGATTGTATCGCGGCGCCCAGGGCGGTCAGAAAGTTCAAGCGATCAATGAACGAGCCGCAGCGATTCTGACAGGGCCCGAATACGGCTATACACCGGAGCAGGCATCGGACTTCCTGAGCAGGAACGCTCAAGCATTCAAAGCAGGACAAGTCGGTCTTAGCGCCGAGGCGCGCACCGCCGGCACCCGCGAGGGCAATCTCAACCTCATCCTGTCCGCAACTGCGGCGGCAATCCCCGCCGCGCTTGACGCAAGCGACAACCTGTGGCGCACCGGATGGGTGCCGCTGAACAACATCTTGGAGAAGGGAAGGATCATCGCATCGGTGCCCGAACAAAAAGAGTTCGGCATGGCGAACCTCCAACTCGCCGAGCATTGGGCGCGCGCCATGAACCCGACCGGTGTCATGCGCGAGAGCGATCGCGATAAGGCGCTTTCGTTCTTGTCCACGTCTGACTCACCCGAAACATATCGGCGCCTGGTGCAGCAATTGCAGAAACAGATCACACGCGAACGTGATGCCGTGCGGGCGAACCGCGGCATTCCTCTCGCTCCCAACGGCAAGGATACAGACCCAAGCAAGGTGCCTGCAGCGGGCGCCGAAGAGGCCGTCAGGCCAGCGGCAGCACCAGCCGCTGCCGCGCCCCCAGCCGCGCCTGTCGTCCCGCCGTCCATGGGCGGCGCGCGGATCACGCCACCCGCCGCGCCGGCTAAGCGCGTGATACAGAACGGCCATATCTACGAGCTGCAGCCTGACGGGAACTACAAGCCAGCGGCCGCCGCTGCAGCGGGGCCGTGATGGCAGACGTTCCGGAATTCGACCCGTCGCAGCCGTTCGAGGCGGCTCCTGCCGGTCCTACGCCGGAGTTCGATCCCTCAAAGCCATTCACGCCGGCCCCCGCCCCCGCGGCTGCCGAGCCGCCGGCGCGCGCTTGGTTCACAGGCCGCCCCCTGCCGCCGGCCCGCCGCAGCATCTTCGGCAACGTGCTGGGCCCCGCCGAGGCCCAGCCACCGACCTACGAGGAGGAAGTCGCCAAAGAGCAGGCCGAGCAGTCCGCACGCGCCGCCCACGGCATGCAATACCTGACAGGCGCCACGCCCGAGCAACAGGCCGCGCTCGCCGACCGCACCAAGCCCTACAACTCCGATCTCCTGGGCGGCGCCAAGGCGCTCTACGACATCGCAGCCGGCGCGACCCGTACAGCCTTAGCCTATCCATCCACCGCGATCAGCCATTATCTGGGCCGCCCGGCGGAGTACTACAGCGGCATCCCGAAGGAGGAATTGTCTCAGGCTGCGCAATTGGCTACCGGCATCGCCCGCGTTCCCGAGGGGATGGCGGCCCTCGGCGCCGCCCCCGATCTGCTCCGTGCTGCGCGCAACCTGCCGGCGCTGCCGCGCTGGTCGGAGACCGCCCCGATTTGGACGGGCCCGGCGGCTAGAGGCGTGCAATTGGCCACAGGCAAGCCTCTCCAAGCCATCGAGGTCGGACCCCGCCCGGCACCCGCCCTGGAAGCGGCCATCGCCCGTGCCGTCGCCCCGCCGCCGCCAGTCGATATGGCGGCGCTCGAACGGGACCTCACCCAGGGCTACTGGATGTTCCGCCAGCCGGCCGAGCCGATGATGCAGGGCCGGCCGGGCCGCGACCCTAATGTCAGGTTGCTGCCGCCGGACGTGTCACACAACTACCGCCCCGAGGTTGGAGCCGCCCGCACCGCCGCGGTGCCCGGGCCGGTCGCCGATGCGTCGCCGGAAACGCTGCAATGGCTCGACCGGGTCTTCGAGCGTCAGCAGATGACGCCCGGCAATGTCGAACAGCTCAAGGAGGAAATGTCGCCGCAGCAGATGTTCGCCGAAGCGACACCGGACATGGAAGGCGAAGCGCGCGGCATCCACTCGATGCCGGGCCAGGGTCGCAACGAGTTGATGCAGTCGGTCAGCCAGCGCCACGAAGAGTCGCTGCCACGTACCGAGGCCTTCATCGATCGCGCGCTCGGCGAGAACGTCAACAAAACCGAATGGGAGGCCGAGATCGAACGGCTGCGCGCCCAGCAGTCAAACCCGTTCTGGCGGCGGTTCGACAGCACTGCGGTGTCGATGACGCCAGAACTGGAGAATGTGCTTTCGCGGCCTGACATGATCGATGCCTTGCGCAAAGCCAACAGGTCGCTCGCGAACCGCAACATGCCGGCGACGAACGGCTTCGTCATCCCCGGCGAGGACGGCCCGGAGATCGTCAGGGTGCCGACGACGCGAGCGATGCAGCTCGCCCGCATGCATCTCAACGATGCCGTGCGTACCGCCGTCAACAACGGCGAGGGCACCCGCGCTTCAGAGTTCATGACACTAAGAAATGACCTGACGAATGCGGTCGACAATCATCCCGATCAGAACGTGGCGGGTGTATGGAAGCCAGCATTGCGATCGTGGGCCGAACCCAGCGCCATGATCGACGCGCGCAAGACCGGAGAGGACCTGCTCAAGCCGAGCACCCATGAGACCGAGGTTCCCGGCATCGTCGAAGCCATGAGCGACCCGCAGCGGCGCGCTGCCGAAATCGGCCTGCGCAACTACTTGAGCGACGTGGCGCGGCGCAAGGGAACGCTGGAACGGCGCAGCGGCAATGTCCTGACCGAAGTCGCCTCGCCGGCAAACCAGAGCAAGATTCGCAGCCTGATCGGCGACGATCGGGCGGACGAGCTTTTTGCCTCGGTCGCCCAGGAAGTCGCCATGCGCGATGCCCCGCGCCGGTTGCTTGTGGGAGCAAGAACGTCCCCCACCGCCGAGGTGCTGGCCTATCAGCGGCAATGGCTGCCCAAAGACATGCCGGTTACGCCCGAGCAGATGGCTGCCGGTGTCGTTAGCCCGATCGAAACAGCCAAGGGCTGGGCAATCAAGCGCGCGATCAAGGGCATCACTGGGAGAGCAGCGGCCGCACAAGAGGAAAAAAATCTGGCCATCCGCGAGGAGGCCGCGCGCATCCTCAATCTGCAGGGCGCCGAACGCGACGCGGCTTATGATTTTTTCATGGACCGCCAACTCGCCCGGCAAGGCCAATCACAGGCGGTGCCCCCAGCGGCGCCCGGAGCTGCCGCTGCCGCTGCGCCTCTGCAGCGCGTGCCGACCAAGGTTGCCCCCACCGGGCGTGCCATGTACACCCAGCCGTTCCGCACCGATCGCGACCAAGCGATCCTCGAAGCAGGAGTCCAACGTGCCACAGAGAATTCCGACCAAGGAGGAGCTGGAGCAGGTGCTCCGCGACAGGCGTTCGCAGCCGGAGGCCAAGTCTCCTCCCCGCCGCTAAAAACCCGCATCCAATCCCACTACTCTCCTGACCGCGGCACCGCCGTTCACCGCTGCGAACTGTGCGAGATGTTCCGCGCGCCGTACTCATGTACGGCGGTCGCCGGATTCATCGCGCGGCGCGGCGGCTGCGATTGGTTCATGAAGAACGGCAAGGGGCTCGACTACTGGGAAAGGGTCGAAAGGGGGCATGCCCATGCCTGATCCGCAAACGACCAACATCCAAATATATCAGCCGACCCACAACAGCGACATCGGAACGTGGGATCAGCCGGCAAACGCCAATTTCGGCGCGGCAGATTCCCTCGCTGCCAATGTGTGGTCGATCAGCCAGACCAGCGGCGCATATACGTTCACGACAGGTAACAACGGCCTTCCCCCAAACGCCGGGTCGCTGTGGTCCGGCCCCTACGGCACGCAAAGCGCCATGCTGCGCTTTAGCGGCACTCTGGTCGGGAACCTGACCGTCACCCTTCCCCGTTCCGGGTTCTGGATGATCGACAGCGTCGGTGCCCAGGGGGCCTTTGTCATCTTTTTGCAGTCGGCGGCGCCGGGGAAAATAATCACCGCGCCTCCTGGCGAAATCGTTCACATCTTCAACGACGGCGTCGATTGCAAATACCTCGACATGGGACGTGTCGGCTCGTACATGGATTTAGCTGCGTCAGCGGTGCCGGCATGGATCACGAATTGCACGGTGCATCCATATCTCAATTGCGACGGCACGACATTCAGTGCGGCGACTTACCCGGCGCTCAATGCCTTTCTTGGCAGTACCACGCTGCCTGACTTTCGTGGCCGAGGCCGCGTCTCCCTCGACCAGGGCCAGAGCCGTATCACCACGGCAGGCGGCGGTGTTGACGGCACAACGCTATTTGCCGGCGGCGGGACGCAAAACAGGACCATCACCCAGTCGGTGCTGCCGGCCTACAATCTGGCGATTACGGACCCAGGTCACCAGCACATCGTGTCATATGTAATACCGTCCGGTCAGGCTGCCGGCCCAGGGGGAACCTTCTATATTCCTGGTTCGCAAATAAACACCCAGGTTGCAACGACAGGCATTACCGTCAACCTCAATGGTGGCGGCGCTGCATTGCAGACGATGACGCCTGTCGCCGTTCACGGGCTGACTTTAATCAGGGCAGCGTGACACGTCGTTCGCATCGCGCTCCGAGCACGACCATGAGCACGACCAGCGGTACAACAACTTCGCAAGGTCGTTCGGCATCGTGATGGGCGCGTCCGCGACAAGTGCCAGCACCTCGCCGCAGAACTCCATCATATCTCCATAGGTCAGATCGTGTAGCCGCGCGCGCAGATCGCCAAGCGGATCACGCTGGATCATGTTGCCGAGCGCCTCCATGTCCACCTCCGGCACCCAGCCCCGCCGATCCGGCGGCGCATAGGCCTCGGGATCGACAGCCTCGGAACCGACCGAAGTGTCGATCTCGTGGGCAAGCTGCGCCAACATGCGGTCGCTGGTGCTCATCCCGTCCGCTCGGACGGCGTCGCGCAGGAACGATAGGGCCATAAATCCTCCTATGTGCAGCGGTTCACGCCGCGTGGCTTGGGCAAATAGTGGCCACACCTTTTGCACCACCACGAATATTCATAAGCGTGACCCAACCAACTGCATAACAATTTCCCCTTCAGCCATTGCATGATCATTGAGCCCCCCTCTCGATGCGCGCGGCCGCCTGCGCCTTGGCGCCGTTGACGGCCGCCAGCTGCTCCTCGTTGAGCGGCCCCGTTCCTAAAGCGTTGCGGATGCGCCGCTCCTTCTTCCAGCGGTCATCAATGCCCGACTTGGTCTTCTCCCCGTCAATCCACGTCACACAGTACGCGACGTATTCATCGCCCGTCCGCTGGACATAGGGCCGGTCATGAAACTGCGATGGCCCGCCCGCCGCGAGGGGAGCCCGCTCAGCGGCCTTTGGCCCCTCCCCGCTGTCCTGCATAGGGGAGCCCTCGGACGCATCAGCGGCCTCCCCTGGCGCGTCCTGGGCGTGTGGCGGTTCTGCCACAGGAGGCCGTACAAAGCTTTCCTGACCCACGGCAGTCACAGACATGGTCACAGACATGGCGGCAGGTTCAGGTTTCTGTACGGCCTCCCTCGGTAGCACGGCGACCGGGCGTGAAGGGGCCGCCGTACCGTTTCCTGCAGGTCCAGCTTGACGCGGGACCGCAGGAACCTCGTCGTCACCAAGAGGAATCTCCGTTTGCTCGAAGCCCATGCCAACCATCTTGCGCGGGTCGAACATCTCGGCAGCGGTGATCTCCTCGTCACGCAGCTGCTCGTACATGCCGCGCAACATCACCATCTGGTCAAGCGTGATTTCCTTCTCGTCCTTGACGCCGAGCGCCATGAACACCCGATCCGGCGCAACGCCGAAATTCGCAAACAAGGCAATCATTTTCTGCCGCCGCTCCGGCAAGGTCGCCGTCGTCCCGCGGATAATGATCTTGGCCTCCTCAAGAATCGGATTATAGATCGGGTCCGGCACCCCCATGAGGATGGCGCTGCGGTACGCAATCGACATGCAGGCCTGCGTCGTCACCCCGATCATGTCATCGTTGTAAAGCCGCCCATCCCGCCCCGAAATGCGCCGGCCGATCTGCCTGCCGGAGGTGACGTTGCTTTCCAGGTCTTTGAACGCGCCCTCGCAAAACGTCATCTTGTTCGTCTTGTCGATGCCAACGAACCACGCCCGGCACAGACTGTTGCGCCACGCCGTCAGAATGATCTTGGCAAACCCAATCGACGGTCCCATGATCGCCTTTTCTTTACGCGGCAAAGCGTAAATGCAGCGGTGCGCCGCCGCGTCGTTGTAAAGCGCCATCGCTCTGATCTTTTTGATAACAACCTCAATGTTGCGCGGATTGCGCATGGCATGCTCCATCGCAAGGTCCATTTCCATGCGCTGCAAGCCCATGTCGAGCGAAGAGCGTCCGGCCGCCTCAATGGCGGTGTCGGTAGAGGCATCAAACTGTCGGATGTTAGGATTATTCATCTGCGTTCTCCCATCAAGTCACAATTCCTTGCCGGATTTGCCGTCGTCACTCACCGGGAAACCTCGTACTCGGGTCTCCCGGCAAGACCGCACCACCCAAAATTAATTACGGGGTGCAGGGCATTCGTCCTGTCCGGCAAATGGCGCCACGCCATGCACTCCGGGCCGATACATTTCATCGGCCGGTTCTGGATGAGCGTCTGCGGGCAAATCTTCGTCTTGGCTTCATCGACCGTCACCATCATCCCGTACACTCCGGGCAGCGATGCCGCCACCGTTCGTTGGCGCCCTTGAACGCGCGCCATCCCTCGTCCTTTGCCAGCTCCCAGGATTCCTGGAAGTTGCGTTTCTCTGATCCGCGGCCAAGATGCGGCGGGGCCCAGGTCTCGCCGCACTCATCACATTCAAATTCGAAGCCGTCGCGCGAAGAGGAGCTGCTCATCTGTCCGTCCTCCCGTACCACGCCGGCATGCCCTCAATGTCGATCTCACGGACCTGCTGGCTCAGCGCCCACATTTTGTTGACCCCAAACGCAGCCATGCATAGCCGGTAATTCTCGACGCCACAGGCGATGACACGCTGGCCAACCTCAACCATCGGATTGGCCGGCGACAGACTCCAACTCAATGTTATGGGCGCCCCCTCCGTCTGGTGAAACACCCACTGCCAGCCAAACCGTCTTGCCTGGGACAGGCGCGAAATCAAATCCACTACCCCGGCGGCCGGAACCCAATTGTTGACAAGCCCTTCCTCGATCGCCGCCGGCACCAACTTCAGTGCCTCCAGATAATGCGCCGCCTGGGCGTCAAGATGGTCGCGACCAATACGGTTGCGGCATTCTTGCTCGAAATCATTTTCATACTGGTTCGCTACCGTCTTGAGGTCGCCGATGCCAGCCGTCATCCCCGACGATCGCGACGTGCATTTGAGATAATCAAACCGCGCCTTGAACCTCAGACCATCACGCATCCAGAAGAACGACACCTCGCTCGCCCCCCCGGTAAAGGCAGTCGCCAGCTCCGGGGCCTCGGTGATCATCGCCGCGGCAATGACGCCGCGCTCATAGTCCTCATACTTGATCGGCGTCTTGCCCTCGGCAAGCGCTCTGACGTTCAACGCCTTCGTCGAAGCCATTCTCTCCGCCGTCGACATGTCGCCCTGGTCCTCGCCGACCAGATATCGGTCGAGGAACGCCGGCAATCCCTCGAACACGATCTTGTGCATCGCGCTGCCGCGGATTTGAGCCTCGGTCTGCCTGTCCCGAGGACGCTTCGGATTCATCCAGGAATAATACCAGTAGTTATGCGGGTTCTTGGCAAGCCTCCGAAGGTCCGTCGACCCCAATGCAGGGTCAGCATGATAACGCTCGGCATCGAGCCCGAAATGTAGGCCGAGCGGAATGAGCGTGGCAGTCGTCCTCTGTCGTGTGGTCGCATCCATCAGTTAACTCCCCGACGATCGGTGTCTTTGTCCCCGTCAACCGCCGTGACCTCGCCGTCCTCAATCACGACACCAACTTCGCCGCTCTCGTCAACAGTCTCAATCCACACTTGGTAGTCACGCTCCTTGGCCATGTCGGTGACAACCTTGTACGAGGCACTGTCAAGCCGCGATCCCTCGTAAATGCGAATGACGCGCAGCGTCGGATTGAGCATCATCGCAATCGCCGTGGAGGTCACAAGCCGCTCGGCGTGGCTGGCATTGGCAAACGGCAAATCGTTCAACAACACCATGCCTTCGATAAGACTGAGACCGCTGACGGGAATCTTCGCCGCCGCTATCGCAGCCTCACGCTCATTGTCAAGCGCCTCGATGTTCTCGGTCAACCGCTTGACAGTCGCCTCATGGGCAGCCGCCGCCCTCGCAAATGCCTCACGCTGCTCATGCAGCATGATGACCCCGCGCGTCGCCTCAGCCTTGCCAATCTCGACCGAAAGACACGCAGTGTCGATAGGCTCCCCGACATCAATGGCAGCGGCGTGGGCTTCAACGCTATCTGCCTCGTTATCAAGCGTCGCCGCCCGGGCGCGCAGCCGTTCGGCCTCATCTCGCTTGGTATCAGCCGTAGCAATGAGACGGTCTCGCATAGCCTCCTTGTTGGCAACGTGGGTGTTGTGGACACCGGCGAGCCGCAACTCCTCGACCTTGCCCGCGACATCCGCAGGCTGCGGCTTCGGCCCCGGCGGCAACACGATGTTCTGCTCCGACGCGCGGTCGCGCTTGGCCAGCCGCGATAGGTCAGTGCGGTTGTCGTAAAGCTTCTGCCGCCGTTCCGAATTTCCCTCAAAATCAAACCCAGAAACAAACTTCTTGAGCATCTCGAATTGCTCAACAGGCTTCGCCCGCTCAAAAATCAAAGGATCAAACGACAAATCGCCAATGAGAGCGTCAAGCACCGCCTGCGGCGATTTGCGTTCCTCACCGTCAGCCATCGTTACTTTCAGCGAGGTGGTCAGGCTGATGTCCTTGCCACGCTGTGTGAAGGTGCGAACGATCGTCAGCTCGCCAAGGTCAACCTTGATCTTGGCCTGCTCCGCTCCCTTGCGGATCGGCTCCGAGCCCGCAACCGCACGACCCTTGAGCGCTACCCAGATCGCATCCAGCACGCTCGTCTTGCCCTGTCCGTTCGCACCGGTGATCTGCACGACGTTGCCGTCAGGCCGGATCGCCACCGCTTTAAGGCGCCGGAAATTCTCCGCGCGCAGCTCAATGATCCTCATGATTTTCTCTCCCATCTTACTGTCCATCCGAAAACTTTTCATTGTGGCCATCGTGCCAAGTCCGGCCGCCGTCGTGGCTGTGGGTGCCATGGCCGAGGACTTGGCGGCTGACAGGCTTGCCGGCGAGCTGCTCGGCGCGGGCGATGGCGGCGCGGGTTAGGGCTGAGCCGCTGACCATGATGCGGCGGTAGATACAGGCGTCAGTGACGCCGTCGCGGTCGGCATCGGCGAGGCCGTCGATGGCGATGGCGCCCTGGGGGCCGACCTTGAACTTGATGCGGCCGGCGGCGACACCCTGGTTGACGCGGTCCACGACGTTGCGGACCTCCGCAATGCGTTGCTGGATGGTCTGCTTGGGCTTGAGGCGGGTATCGCAGGGCATGATGGTTTCCTTGGCGTACTGTCCATCCGAAAACTTTTCATTGTATTTCGGACGAGATCACAGATCGAGGGCGCGGAGCTGGGCTCCTGGCCGCCATTCTTCGACTGGAACACTGGTCGCTTTGCGAGCGCGTTCGTCGGCCCATTTGCGCAGACGGGTGATCTTCTCGGCGGCGGTTTTGGCGAGGGGGTAAACATCGGCGGCGGCGGCCACGAGATCATCCGTGGTAAGTTCGCGGCCGTTTTCCGCGAAGGCGGCGAACAGCGCCTCGGGGACGATCGCGGCGACCTCAGCGCCTGTAAATCCCGTGCAGGCCGCGGCGATCTTGCGGGAATCGATG